TCGCCATCCGCATACCAAGCATAATGTTTCGCCTGCGAAATGCCCAGTGCCTGCGGCGTCCTGCACCAGCCATAATGGAGGATGGGCCATTGACTGTCCACAATGCCATGCTCATGATAGCTATGAGCATCAACACCATTCGTCTCGTGATTGCCGACACGCATGGCACATGCCGACCAGGTAGGATGTAGATCGTCGCACATGTTTACCATACGCCAACCCGCCGAAGCGCGCCCTAGCCGCGTGTTGCGCGTCAATCGGAACGCGCCGGTATAGTTGGCCGTGGCATAGAAATGTACGAACGGAAAGCGCACCAGAAACAGCGCCGGATCGTCCATCATATCACGCAGCCACGGTGCCGCTTCCGGCGCAATCACCTCATCCAAGTCGAGCCACAATTGCCAGTCTGCCGTCGTCATCTCGGCGCACCATTGCCACCAGCGTTCTTGCCAGCCGCGGTCATAGTGGATTATTTCTTCTCGCACCTTGAGCCGGTCTGCGCCATATTGCGCTTGCATGGCATAGATGGCGTCACGTGTGCCGTCCTGCGACTGCCCAACCACAATGCACGCCTCGTCGCAGACGGACAGCGCCGACGCGATGGCCGCGGCGTAGGGGTAGTCGAGCGTTAGGATATTGGCGGCGCGGAAGAATGCGGCGGAATCAGACATCTACTCTCCTAGAAGTACGCCGATAATATCAGTTGGCACAGGTGGCACGAAACGTGCCGGCGATACCGGCAAGGCGGGCAACTCGGAAGGCAATGCGCGCGTTGTCTGCAACTGTCGTCCTAATAACAGGTCCGTATATTGCTCCACCAGCAATGGGCCGATGAGCCGCACCAACTCGGCGCGGGCGCTGCGCACATCGTCACGTAGCGCCTCCAGACGGGATTCACGTTCGTCGGCAGGGATTGATACCTGCGTCAGATAGCACATGTCGTGAGGATGCGCGGGGTAGTTTGGCACTTCATTCAGCGGATACACGCCATCCCCATTTGGCCCCCCGCGCGCATAATCATCGCAGATGTCTGGACGCGGGTGCGAACCACTGAGATTCCATTTGATACCTTCTACAAATGGGTTCATCGCTGCCGCGACTTGTGCCGCTTGCCCGTGTGCGCGCGTGATCTCCGTCCTGGCTAGGCGCATGGCGTCAAAAGAGGCATCAATGCCATAAGGCGCACGTGTGCGCTTGAGGCTGCGACCGGGGATCAGGAATTGTTCCAGATCGCGCGCTAGGCCAGTCGCTCCGCCGGTCTCCAGATTCAGCACGCCACGGCCGCGCCGGATGCCATCCTCTAACATGGCATCCAGCCGACGCCGTGTATCGCCGGCCGTATTCCAGATGCGCTCACTGAGTGTATAGCCGTTTGGGTCCACCCAAAGATGCGGAGCATCATAACGCGCTAGCGGATTGGGCCGGAATACCTGTTCACGCACCTGCGCCTTAGCCGCCACAAACGGATCGCCTGTCGCGCCGCGCATAACGGCTATCACTTCCGGCGGGATAATACGCCGCATTAGAGTCGCCTCTTGTTCAACCGGCACACGCACCGCGTCCGTGATGGCCTGCCACAATGCGCGCATGTAGGGCGAGAGTGGGTAAACCGTGCCATCTTGCAGCACATCGAATGGCGCACGTTGTCCGCCGCCCGTGCGCCCCACAAAGAACATCGTCACGCGTGCCCCGACCGCGGTCTGCACGTCCGGCCATGCGCTGCGCGGGATAGTTCCGTCAGGCCCGGCACGGCGCGTCAACTCACCGACCAGAGTAGTCGCCAAGTCGGTAAACAGCGCCTTCATGCGGCGTTCATTGGCGCTCATTATCGATAGGAACCGCGAACGGTAGGACTGTGCCACTAGTCTGCCTTTGCCTTGCGACGAGGTTTTAACAGATTGGGTACAACTTTCGTCTCACTAAAAGCACTCGGAAACTGTACTTCGTCATCAGGTGGCACGGCCTGTTGCGCCAAATACTCGGCATGCCCCAAGATGCGTTCCAGCAACGCCGCAATGCGGTCCATGCGCTCGGTCAAGGCCTTGTGCTGGGCTTCATTCACGGCATTTCGCCTTTGACATAAACGATAAACACGGCTCGCACCTTCTCAACTTCCGTGATGGTGATTGCTATATAGCGGGCTGCTTCACTGCGATCATTAGGCTTGGCGGCGCGAAGCTCTTCCAGCAATTCATCAAACATCTCGACAATTGCGTTCACTCGTTCGCGTGAGAATGCACTCGGCATAGATCAAGTCTCCTGTTCTGGTTCCAATTCAGCCGGTTCTTCATCAACATCCGCGGCCAATCGTGCTCCAAACTGCGCGCTTGTACCGTCCGGGAATGCCGCGGCCTGCGCTTCTTCAGCCTCAAGGTCTGCTTCCGCTACCTCGCGTTCCGGGTTGTTAACCAGGCTCATTAGACGCAATGCGGTCTCTCGCCTAATCAGACCATTCAAGAGCGCCGCGTCAATCATCTTGAGCAGGATTTCCGCCGGCTGTTGGCGTAGCGACGACCATTGCAAAATCAACTGCCCGACTACGATTTGGCTATCCACCAGTGCCAACAACATCAGCCAAATTTTGCACAGGCGCAGAATCCATCCGCTAGCGTCACGCTGTCGGGACTCGATATCGTTGATGAATTGGTCCATCTGCGTTTCACTGGAAGAGCGTCCACTCGATATTTGGTTGCCCCAGATGAACTCAGGGATACCGGTATGGTCGAGAAGTAACCAAAAGAGCGTCTTGAGCGCCTGCGCGGTGTCCGCGCTAAAGCCAACCTGCGGCGAAGCGAAACCGACACTGCCGCCCTTGCCAACTATGAATACTGCATTTTGATCAATGTTGAGTTGATTATGCGTCTGCGTGCTACCGTCTGCTGCCGTGTATGTCTCCGCCGTGGCCGGGTCATTGGCATTTTTGATAGCGTTTACATCTTCCATCCCGGCAAAATACAGAAACGGATTGCCGAGCAACTTAGCACCGTCGAGTTGCTTATAGATCACATCGTCATACTGGTCAAACAGCGGCAAAAGCGGCTCATGCACAGGATGCCCGTTTGTTTCGTTGGCGCTGCGACCATGAGCTAGATGCACGACGGGAATGCGCCCGATAAGATTTGGATAAGTATTGAGTTCGACGATGCGCCCGCCTTCTTTGACTGTCACAGTACGGCGGTCGGCGCGGTATTCGTCGATGATGGTCTGCTTGCCCATGCGCGTTTCGACCGTAATGGCTTCTATCTGCCGATAGTCGCGCTCGGCGCGTGTGACCGTCACCGTATCGGGGCTGGGCACGGATAGCGAACCATCGCCGTTGATGATGATGTACTGATCTCCCAAACCCAACATGTCGCGGTAGATGGTCAGGAGCAGCGAGTTTTCCTGGTCGTCATGGTCCGGCTCAGTATCGTCATCATCCTCATTGCCTTCAAGGATGGTGGAAACGAAACGTACCAATGCTTGGTTGGTGTAGTCCGCCTGTTCTTCGTTCAGAATTTCATCATCAGATAATGTAACGGTAAAGCCGCTACCCAATACCCAGGCCGCGAATATCTGTTCGATACGCTTGCAGAATAGGCCGCCCAGCGAGTACCCCTTGGCCTTGCCACGGCGAAGGCGATCATAAAACTCGTAATCGGGAACTGTGCGGTCTACCGTCGTCACCGCGGCGCGGCTGCGAATCAAGTTGATCTGATTGTCACCGGCGATACCACGACCGATAAGTTCCCGCACCGGCATGAGGCCATTGTGCTCCGCAGTATTGCCATTGGTCTGTACCATGCGGGTTGTTTGCCGCCTGCGTTGTCTAGCGACGCGCGCCATAAATACCCCCTCTGCGCGGGTTATCGCGCGTCTGTGCCATGTCTGCACGCTCGCGGCTGCCATAGATGTTTGGTGCGGGCAAGACTTGCAAATTGCCGGTATCCTCCAACGCTGCCGCTCGCCCTACATTTGCCAGCGCATAGCTGTCGGCGCGATCGTCACGATCTCCGGGCGGAGCCAGAAGCGTGCTACCTTCTATGCCGGCCAGTTGATGATAGCTGTCAAAACTATGTAATGTGGTTGTGCCGTCACGGAACATTTCCGCCGCTTGGTTATACATGAGCGTCTTGCCGAGTTTATTGGATAGCCAACCGGATTTGCCGTCATGTCCCGGAAGGCGACGCAACCGGCTATGTTCCTCTAGCCATTGTAAGACAGCGTGACCGTGGTTGTTACGTTCTACCATCACTGCAGCATCATTATACCACCTGCCGATCTGG